TAGTACCACAAAAGACGGTTTTCAAGTGCAAGATATGTTAAGACACTTGAATATTGATAAAGATTTTTGCCAAGCAAATGCAATAAAATACCTTTGTAGGTATGGTAAGAAAGCTGGTAAGAATAGAAAAGACCTTTTAAAGGCTATTCACTACATTGTTTTATTAATGAGTAGTGAAGATAAGGACAATGAAATATCCACCAATTCTGGTGATGTTGACGCATTTAATGGGAGTTAATTATGATTGATATACTTACATCTATTGATGAACTAAAAGAGATTAAGAAAATGGTTGAAGACCAAAAACCTAGGTATCTTATTGTAGATAAAATCAATGAGTATATTGGTTTTAAACAAAAAGAAGTTGATGAATTTGAGGCATGGGCTGAGGCAGAGTCTCAAAAAGACGCTTACCTTGGTGGTTATAGTGAGGAACACATAAAACAGATGACAGATGAAAGACACAATCAATGGGGAGTTGCAGGAGAGCCTAAAAAAGGGGGTATACAATGATACACGATAGCTTCGATTCGTCAATCCTGGTGCATCCTGGCGTGTTTTTCGGAGAAAAAAGCAAGTAAAATGAGGGTTTTTACAGGGGCTTGCCATTCCGAGCGATTTATGGTATGGTGTACAGATATTATTATTAACTAGTGAAGGAGTTACATTATGGCACAATTTGAATACACAAAAGAAATGATTTATGCAGAGTTTAAAGAAGCTACTGCTAAAGATGAGAAGTCTAAAAAACCATCTTACAAACATAGAGTTGCTATGTTAAAAGATTTTATTAATCTTAAAAGAACCAATCCCGAAAGTTTAGATAATGTAGATATTAATTTTGATAATCTACTTACAGCGTGGTCACAACCTAATCCTAAAGACTATTTTTATATGAAAGTGTTTGGTAAAACATTTGAACAGAAGCAAAAAGAAGATGAGTTTGATGTTTCTGGTTATTCTGAATCAGATGAAAACTCAAAAACTTTAGAGGAAAAAGTTGAGGCTATGGTCTAATGGCGATTATCTATACACATAATACATCTGGTGCTATTCGTAGATTAAGAAGAAAAAAACCTACAAAAGCATATAAAGAAGCATTGAAGAAACATATAAAGTATCTTCAAAAACTAGGTTTCAATTGTGATGATAATGGTAGAATTCAATTAACAGAGAGAGGTGGTTATTACCTTGATGTTGCAGAGAGAACAATGACAGAGCCAAGAGAAAAGACTCTATCAGATGTTCCTATGTCAAATAAAATTGGTCACGGCGGTACAAAACCTGACAATCGTTGGAAGATTGAGGCAAGTAAATCATATACAATTGTTCCAGCGTACAACAAAGGTCCTTATATGGTAGTTGCTAAAGAGGACATTAAAACAGCGGGAAGGAAAGTGTAATGAAAAAATATATACTTGATAACTTACCAACAATATGGGTGATGGCTATTGTCTTATTTAGTTTTGTGATGGTGTTTAATCACGCTAATGCTAATCCTATATTAAACTGGTTTGAAACTGAAAAAAATAAAACAATTGAGTTTCAAAAAAAAGGTTGGGCTGATGGTAAAGAACAATTAGCTAACACAAAAAAAGCAATCTTAAAACTATTTAAAGGCAAAAATAATGAATCACAAGATTAGTGAATTTTGCGATAAGATTGATAGTATTAAGAAGATGTCCGACAGGCTCCGTAATATGAAATACGGACCTCTCGGCGCTTCAAAACAAGAAATAGATGTAATGATTGAAACTATACAGGCAGATTGTCTATTAGTTGCTAGTGATAAAGGAAAATATGTTAAAAGGGAAGAAAGTAATTATGATTATTCTGGTGTTGACCACCCTAGCGGCTTGTCAATCGACCAGGACGAATAATGAGAATGATGAGAAAAAGAAATTTAATCCAATCGGTACTATTATTAGGTCTATCATTGGTGTTCCTGACCAATTGCAGTTTAAATAGGTCTCAAACAGGCGCCGTGTTAGGTAGTACGACAACAACAGCAGGCTGTGTTGCAATGGGCGTAGAAAATCCTTATGCAATAGGTGTTTGTGCTGTTACAGGTGCATTTGCAGGAGCTGAGATTATGTATCAATCAGATTATGATGTACATAATGCAGTATTTGTTGACCATTTAAATACTTCACCAAATTATGGTCAAAGTTATACAAATTGGTATAACAGTAAAACAGGTAATAGTGGTATAATTAAAGTTACTAGGTCTTATGTACAAGGTCCTTTTAAATGTAAAGATTATGACGCTACGGTTGATATAACAAATAGTTGGCCGTTAATTGGTGTAGGCGGTGTAAAAAGAGAGGTGATATTTGGTACTGCTTGTCAGTTGCCAGATGGTCAATGGGTAGAAAAACATGACTAATTATGTAAGTAGATATAGTGATAGAATAGAACAATTAGAGAACGAAATCAAAGAAAAGCAAGAGGAACTTGAATATTGTCATAGTGAAACCACCATTGCCAATCTTGAAGAAGAAATATATAATACAAAACAGAGTATTGAGGAATTGAAAAAATATGTTTGACCCTTGGTATAACGCAAGAAAATATTTGGTATGGACTTTTATACTAATTATATTTTTATTAGTTAGTGGTATTGCAGTAGCTAAAGACTACACAAAAATAATACCATTAAATCCTGATGATACAGGTGGACAATATTGTTTTATTAAAGTTACCATTAAACAAGTTGGTGACGAAGTTATTAAAGAAGAAGTATTAGAATGTGCTGATGGTAGAAAAAAGTTTGATGGTCCTACTTATTGGGAACTATTCGCAGATTTTTATTATGCAGATATGAATACACCGGTTTATTGTAGAAAGTACGATAGAGGCAACCATGCGTTTAAGTCGTTTGGTAAGGTTTGTCTAACTGAAAACGGCAAGTGGGAGGTGAAATAATGATTAGAAATTTAATCATTGTAGCTCTTGTTCTTGTAATTATATATGATGTATCAAGTAATGACGCATTGGGTTATGTACAATCCACGCTTGACTTTTTACAGGATTTAGTATATAATGTGAAAGAGAGTGGTAAATTATGAAAAATCTAACTAAATTAGTGGCTATTGGTGCTGTTGGTCTTATGATGACAGCTTGTAGTAGCACTTATAAAATCAAATCAGAAAAAGGTAAAGTTATGAATACTGTTCCTAAATGGTACATGGCTGACTATTCTGAAAGTAAGGCGTGTGATACTCCTTGGCTTGGCAAAGATAAAGATAAAATGTGTATCTTTGGTGTAGCAACGGCTGTATCTCCTGACTTGCAATTAGCAATCGAAAAAGGTAAGATGTTAGCAAAATCTGAATTGGCCGATATTATTGCAGGCGAAATGAACAAAGAATCTAAACAGTTTATAACTGAACTTGGTAAAACAAATACTAAAACAGTTGTAAGTGAAGTAGAATCTATTTTAGTTAATAAGATTGAGAAAACACCTGTAAGAGGATATGAAATCTTTAAACAAGATGTTACTCTAACTAAAAATGGTTATTACAGAGTTTGGATTGGCTTGAGATTGCCTTTAGGTGAGTATAATAAGATGTACAACTTCACAATTGCAGAAGCTGTTGACGCTTATAACTTAAAAGAAAAAGCAAATATCAAGTATAAAGAACTAATGAAAGATAACAATGACAATAGTAATATACAGTAAACCAAATTGTATCTATTGTGATAAATCAAAGGCCTTGGTAAAAGGCCTTGGATTGACCTACGAAGAAAAGATGTTTGGTAAAGACTTCAATTCTCCTGAAGAATTATATGAGGCAGTTGGTAAACAAGTAAGAACCATGCCACAAATTAAGATTGATGGTGAGTTGATTGGTGGTTATAATCAGCTAGTTGAACACTTTGCTGATAAAGGTTTAGTAAATTATAAGGGCGAGAAGATTAGTGGCTGATGACAATATTATTCTGTTTCCGTTGGACAAGATTAAAAACAAAAAAAATGTTGGTCCAAAACATAACAAATTTACAGAAAGAGTTGCCAAAGAGCAAACTAATAAATTTGTAGAAACAGCTGTTGATGAAATTGCCCTTAAATTATTACATAACTTTGTAGATTTAGCTATGAAAACACAAACAGAAACCTTTACAAAAGACTTCTCATTTTTAGTTGATGTATTAAGAAGTACAATTAAAAGAGATTTTGGTTTGAACCATATAGTGCAAAAGATGGTAGACAAATCAGTAGAATTAAAAGTAGATAGAAATAATAATCAAATGGCCAGAATTAATTACGAAAAATTACAAGACATGGCTTTTAAATCAAAAACAAAACCAATTAGTAATGATGTCAATGATGAACTTAATCCTAGTGGTATCGAATTTACTCCTGACTTCGACCCTAGTAATGACAAATAGAATTCCGTCAGGAATCGCCAGCCTCGGTTGTAAAATGGGCAGAAAGAGAGAGGTTAACAATAATGTTTAACTTTTTATTTAACAACAAACAAGAGGAGAATGTTATGGCAAGAGCTAAAACATCTAAAACAACAAAGGTGAGAAACCTTTTTAACACAGGTAACTCTGTTACTTGGAAGACTTTAAGGTCAAAATTTGACTTGAGGTCACCTGCTTCTATGGTGGGTAAATTAAGAAATGAAGGCATGATGATTTATGAAAATAGAACATCTGCTGGTGTTTCTTACAGAGTAGGAACTCCGTCAAAAGCTGTTATCGCAGCTGGTCAAGCGGCATTGTTCGGTGCTCAAGGTTACTCAGCGTAACTTAAATCAGGAGACAGGGGCCCTTCCGGCCCCTGTTTCATTAATCGGTAAACCAAAAGGTTTTTATGAGTAATGATATTGATAGAGATACACACGACCACGATTTAACTTATGAGAATGAACAATCAACGGTCACAATACCATTAAGAGAATATGACAAGTTAAAAGAACAAGGTAATTATATTACAGACCCTAGTTTAATTTCTATTATAGATAAATTAGAGGAACTTGTAAGAGCTTTAAGAAAACACATTGTTAGAAAATTTTAATGGGATTAGAACACGGAATATTATTGATGATACTAGGTTGTATTACTTCAATAGTAATCATGTATATTATTTTAATGGTGATGAGTAATGAGAGAGTGGATGATAGCGACAGCGACAATTCTATTTGATGACAGTAAAAACGATTTAAGAGCCTTACCTAAAACGGTAAGATTACAATTATTGACCGTATTATCATTTGTATGGTCAACAGCATTTACTTTATATTTTTACGGTCAAATTTATGCAGATGTCTGGACAGGTTTAGTCCTAGGCCATGTTGCAATTATTCTGGCCTCATATTTTACATTTAAACAATTTCATAATATAAGTCAAAAAAAGTTTTCATATAAATTTGGTACATATCATAGTTACGGAAGAGGCCGTGATTATGTTATATATAGAGATAAACATGGTAATCCTTTTAAAGTAAAATTACCAGACAACGACCCAGGTGGTGAACATGAATAAATTAAAATGGATGATACT